ATTTTAGGGTTCATCCAAGCCCTCCTACCCAGACGGCCAGGCCCGGCAAAAATGAGTAGAGAGAACACCACACCAGACTATAGCACGTGGAACAAGCAAGATGCAGAGTTCGCACGCCAACTTCTCAATGACTACCCACAATCCAACAAGAAACTGTCAAACCATGAAATGGAAGTGCTCAAAAGACTGGGTTCGTTGGAACCACCCAGCGATGACCTCATCACTTGGTTGGCAGTCATGGTAAAGGACAGGAGAGTATGGGAGACAGCTAAAGTTCCTGACTCAAATGTCAAAAGAAAAATTTTAGCATGCGCAAAATCATTTAGAGTCAGAGTGGGTGGTTTGGGTACTGCACGAGCAAGAGACATGCACACCGATTTAGGTGTTGTAATATCCGGCTTCGAAACTATACCCCTAGCTGAGTACTTAGACAAGCTAAAAGGAATAGATATTGACACGATACTGCAAGAAATCAAGTCCCTAGAAGGTGAAACAGAAATATCTCGTGTAGACAAACAGAATCACTTAGAGTGGTTGTTAGCACTGCTCGGGAAGAAGATAAGCAATTTGAGGGTCACAGGAGTGAAAGACATAGACGGTCTAAGAGTGCTCATTGTCCTGATCGGTAGCACGGGTGACTGCCGGCCATTGATAGCAGCAGCTCTAATATTGCAACAGAAGAACGCAAGAGTAACTATACTATGCCCAAGATCAATGGTGAACGAAGTACACAAGTTAACAGGCTGCGTTACCATAGGAGGTGACTTCGAAATAGAGAGAGAATTGAGGAAAGTGCAAGCGCTGGAAGCAGGCGATTTCACGGCAGTGCTATCCGACTCCTGGGCAAACAATCATATGAGTGGGTACTCAATAAGCAACCTCCCAAAGATAGATCTAGTGGTTGGCAACTCAATCAGCATACAAGCACACGCATTGGCAACCATCTTAAAAGTACCAGTATTGGAAGTCAATGGACTCACGATCCTGAATGACCTGGACGTAAAGAAAGCAAAGCTCACAGATAAGATTAAACAGGCAGGCAGTAGGGCCATCCGAGCTGCGTTACACTCTATACAGCTGGCAACATTCAACGCCACTCATGGTACTAAGCTACAATTGGGTGACCTCTACAAAGTCCAAGTCGGCGTTATTGATTCGTCTATCCCAGTATTGAGAGGCGATGAGAAGCTAAATTACTGCAACTATTTGGGTGACAAATTCGTACGTGAAGGAGAGATTAAGAACTCAACGGACCCCCCAGGAGTATACATAAGTTTTGGTAGCATGCCAACAGAAGTGTTCCCTAGACTGAGTCAAGTCGTTGAAGAACTCTTAGATGACAATTCTATGCCTATATATGCACCAATTAAGGTAATAGAGGTTTTGAGAGAAGACTTGAGAGGCAAGATTAAACCCATCACTTATCACCATTATCGAGACTCAATTAGTCCAGGAAGTATCTTATTGCATCACGGCGGTGCCGGCACATGTGCACAAGCTTTGTGTCAAGGACTTGGCCAAATAATCTTACCGTGGCAATTCGACCAGCAACACAACGCAATAAAGTTGGCGAGTGTCGGTCTAGCAGTACACGTTGACGCAAACCATTCTTTATTCCACTTGATGGATGATGCCAAGGCAACTATAGACGAGGGCACAACTTACCAGCGCACTTACAATGCAGACGAGTGCACTAGTTTCTTACACGCGTACCACAACGCTTTCGCTAACCAAACAAGTGTAAGTCATGCCACTCTCAGAAGAGACAGCGTGTACGCACCTTACCAAAATTATCAAAGCAGCTTGTCATTCCAAGGGTTTTTAAGCAAACTCAATACTTCCATGGAATTATTAACAATAGCAAACAGCGCAGATGTGCCAATCGGTCGTTATGTAAGCACTAAAGTCAAAGACGGCCTGCTAACCCTTCCAAATGCCAGCAAAGGTGATTGTATAATCCAAAGTTTCAAAGATCTAGGCGCTGACAAAGATAAAATAGAATTGCTTGTGGCTGAATTAGGATTCAACACTTGGCGGGCTGATGGCTCCCTGCACATAGAGACGGCAGTGATTCTCGCACGCTTGCTCCAATATAACTTGCTCATTTTCAACAAATCTAAAATGACTCTCCACCAATTCAATCCAGGCTGGAAGCTGATTGGATTGGAGGACATCAATGGACACACTCAAGCTGTCGTGGACACACAGGACTGGTACGGGCTAGGTTTTGAAGCAAAACAGAGAGAAACAGCCATTCGTGGGAACATACCAATTGACAGGTCACTCAAGAAACCCTGCCAAGAGCATGGCGTTAATACAATCGACTTGAACATGAGAGATAGTTCTTGCGATGGCTTGCATGGTAACGACAGAACTGAAGTGATAGCCAACTTCCTCAACGTGATAGCAGGAGCAAGAGCGAGTGGTTTGGACGCAACCAGCGTTGAGAACGCCGTGCAAATCGCTAAAAGAACAGTACTGGGCACAGGTTTGCAACACACAGCCAGACGAAAGGGCAACTACTTAAGAGTTCTAACTCTATTCGGAAAATCTAACACATTTAGCGTAACAAGCGATCTAGCAATCGGTCACCGCAACATGGAACTGGTGATTCTAGAGGATACAACTGGAAGCCACGAATTCGCTGTCTATTATGATGGTACATTATACCGTAGATCGAACAATTCTCTCAGTGGATTCTGTCTATTCACCGGCATAACCCTTGCAGTGAAACAGCACAATCTGCAAGGCAGAAGGCAAATAAAGAAAGAGGCCATACTAGGCCAAGAACAATCACAGATACTAACGTCTAAAGGGCTCCTTGAAGGAGCAAGACCACTAACACAGACAAGTGAAATGACACTACAAGTGGAAACGATTTACGTCTACGATTACACGATGCAATGGCATCACCACGATAGAGGGGAATTGGAAATGTTGGAGAAACACAAGTCACTGGGGAGCAAAATACACTCTATTGGAGATGACGGGATCACAGAGGACATAACAGATGAACTAGAGCTAAACTACAGTCCAGAAGCTAGCATGAAACCCAACGCCGTAGTAGCAGGTAAACTAACTTATGGCATCCACATAGCAAACTTCCCGGCGGGCAGTGTACAGTTGGCAAATTACTTCGGCGTGGAACAACGTGGGAGTACGTTATACGCTGATAAAGAGACACTGTTGAGATATCTTGACTCATTGAAACCAGTCAAGATCGATATCAACGAGAGCTTGAGTTCCACACACAAAATCCACATCGCTGCCACAGTCGTGACAAACCAAGAATACAAATGTGAAGCAACAGCAATCCCAAGTTTCACACGAGAAGAAATCAGACTACTATTGTCTGACGGGCTGTCTGCAGAGGATGACAACTATGCCGTTCAAGATGGCATCATATACCACTACAGGTCTGCAAAGATGCGCAGCCTCGATTTGGATGCCATAAAGAACTCTTGTTGGATAACGGCTTTCAAATACGCCAGAGCACCGCCAAGGGATGAAAATTACTTAGCCGACCTACAGGCCAAGTACGAAAACGGGGAGACAGCATATGACGGCACGGGCTTGTCTCACCCATTTGAAGTCAATGAGTTCAGAAACGCCACATTCAGGGACGACATGCATTGTGTGAACGCCGACATATTTGCCTATGATCAAGTCGACCCACATGCAATGGGATACGTTGAGCACGTGGCCGAATCGATTAGAAACCTCTGTCCAGCAGGGGCGTTCACTGTGTTTAGCACAAGTCTCCTTAAGTCGGACGTTAACAAAAACTGCACGTTGGTGATGAATTTCATATCCACAAAAGAAATGGCGGTGCCAGGCGTCTGGAACATACTGGTCGAAACATTCAGCGGGAAAGACACCGAACTGAGAAGTTGGAGATTACTCCCAATGACGTGTCTAGACAAAAATAAAATAATATCCGTAATTAATGAACGAGACGTTGACCATGACATCAAATGCATGGTAATAGAGGGTTATGTCAACCACCAAGGCTCAACAGCCTGCCAACCAGCCTCCGCACCAGGGGCAACATGTTACGGAGGAAGTGGGCCGACATTGAGAGAAGCTGCATGGGAATTGAGCAACACAGCTTGGATATACGGCTCAGATGAGATACACATGTCAAGAACCGTGTCCAATATATTGGAAATAGTAGAACCAAATGGTCTCAGGGGTTACGAACCACCAACAACATGGTTGAGGCGTTATCGTGACACACCCATATACATCAAAGTAGAGCAAGGCCCTTTCTCGGCAATAGAGCAAAAACCCCACATAGTGGTTGACACAGCAGACGGGAATTACTCAAATTTAGACATTGTCTTCAAAACGAAATTTGTGCAAACTTCAGAACCAATGGCATTAATGGATGCCATCGAAACAGTCAGAGAATTAGAACTTTACCAATTCGACCAAATAGCAACAATGGTGCCATTAAATAACGACAAACCCAAGATAACAAAACTTCCAGGAGTGATTGTAGACAGATGGCGAGAGTTAAACAGGTTTGCCGACACATGGGTTGAAGTTAAAGCGTTCAACCCCACTAGGGGTGGATTATCAATACAGGGGGATCGTGTCAAACTGAATTACTTAGGTCTCTCAATACGGCCATTAATAATCAAAGATTTCACAGACCCGGCTGAAGAAGAAGTGAGACTTCCAGTTAAGCAATTCATTGGCACAATACCAAAGGGGTTCTATAGGCCAAACGAAGTGAACGAGTATCGAAACCCAAAAATAAAAGACTTACACTACTGTAACAATGATGTGACTCTGGACAATAGACATAGCACCACGATCATCCCACAATGGGAAAATATCATGGCAGAAGTGGAAGCAAGTCTGGTGAAACCAGGAATCCACTTAGTCGCAGCCGCAGCAACCACACCACCTCCAAGAAATCCCGGCATTGGAACAAGCATAAACTTTATTTTCAAGGGAGAAATGCCATGCACCGGTTGGCTAAATGTGGTTGTACCATGCCCAAACCACATAGCGACCACGGGTAGATGCATCAGGCTGGCACCTCTAATCTTTGGCAGTAAAGAAAGAGTATACAGACTAGTAGCAGGCCGCCAACAAGATGCAAGCTTCTTCAGACAACACACATCGGCAGTGGAAAATTCATATACCGGGCGAGAGGGTGGTGAGGTAATAGAAAACTGTTTACATCATTACAAAAGAGATGGGCAGGCACCAATCTACCTAAACAATTGTACAGGAAGAGGGGGAGTCATCCGAGACTTACAACACATATGGGCTCATGACATCGAGAATTACGCTTGGGTGTATGGCACAGACGAGGGCATGTTGTCCAGATTCGCAAATAACGTAGTCTCAGTTATGTCTGTACCAACAGCGAAAAATGACGCGGATTTAATAGTCGACAAGTGTACTACCATAACTGTGCACCCGCAGTCCACATACAAGCAAATGGGGTGGTTTAAAAGATTCGAAGATGAAACTGAGTACAAACCCATAAAGGACATGGACTGTGACCCCGTAATCAAAAATGTTTTCACAAACTGGCTGCGAGCACATGATAAGCGACACAAATTGTCAACCATCAAAACTTCCGTTAAACAGTCAAGATTGTTATCCGACCGACCCAGGTTTAGAGGAGGGGCCTTACCGGAAGGAACCATCCTCAGAACCAGACCACCCACGGCTGGTGAATTAAGTGAAGCAGCCTATAAACTGACACACTCTACCCTAGACAAAATAGAATTAGAGGCAGAAACTGGAAAGAAGTATTTGTGGCCACGACCATTATGTGTATTGGAAATGGGCTCTGGGACAAAACCAGAAGAAAAGGGACAGAAAGAAGTCAGTGTCACAACAGAAGACAACGGAAGCACAACCACCACACTCAACGTGCGCGGCGTATACCAAAATCGTTCCGCAACATGGCCTACACATGGCAAACAAGATGACACAGTCGAGTACAGACCAGGCGAAACTGGCTACTACAGGCATAGCAAAGTGGGTTACTCAAACCACAGTGATCCAAGGCTCGTAGATTTGACGCCGGAAAAAGAAAAATACGAACTAAGCGTGAGATGGCTGCGACAATTCAAAAAGTGGTTTGAAAACCTGTGCAAGGATTTCACCGATACAGACTGCGTGATCGTGAGTTCTAACCCCACCTTTGAAGTCCCTAGCGGATACAAAATAGGTATCAACCTAACGACTATCCACAACAGAAGTTTCGTGGATGGGAAATGGGAAACACCAAAAAGGCTGTCAAGCTGGTCGCACCTAAATGTACCTTCATTCACAGGTTTCGAGAGTGAGAACAGACTATATAGATTTGCTGCATTGGTTTGCGACGTGAAGTGCATACTCCACTTCACCAACGCAAATTTGTTAGTGAACAACCCGATCCTTAAAGACGCCCACAACATCGACTTAATTAAAAAGGTGGCCACAAAGGGATGGGCCATAACCATATCAGAGTCAGTGTCCAATGTAATCGGGGCGTGGAACATTACAACATGGCAAACAAAAATGGAACTACAACCCATGGCTAAAGCACTAGCCGGAGTGTCCGCACTCTACGGTACAGACGAAACCCTCATAATGAAACATTTTAAGTGTGCAATGTATGCAATTAGGCAACGCAATGAAAAAGACAATGTCTGGGAAAACCCTGACAGTCCCATGATGATGGCGTGGCACTTATTTTCACCGGATCAACTAAGAGACACGAGACTACCACCGTCTTTCAAGAGATTGATGAGCGTAGACGCAACAGGACATGTGGTTGCCGGAAAGGACATACCCTCGTGGTTGGCCAAGTCCTTCCCGACCAATATCCTGCAAACAATGGCGGTGTGCTTCAGACTGCACAGAATCATGAGACAAAACAAATTGACTAATCAAGGCATGGTTTCGTACGACGGAACAGTATGGCCCAGAACTGGAGACTTAATAGCTTATCTGCTCAACCAAGGCCCAAAACCCACTGGCAATCCGGGTGAAAGCACAAAATTCTTCCCCCACCCTGATGGAGGTAGGTTAGTGCCGCCAATTCCAGACTTCTTAAAACTAGATGACGATTTCAAAATGCCACACAGACCATACGAAATCTATTCAGATAGATGCGACATCGGAAATACTAGCAATAACTTGCGTGACTACGTAATAGATGTCAATGAAGATCACGGCTTGGACAGCAAAATACTAGATGACATACTCAGAGGGTTACGGCAGTATGAACAAATACTAAGGGATGCGGGGAAAAGTCAGACCTTCTTAACAGCAAACAAAGAATTCAAGAGTGGCCAAGGACAAATGTGCCTGGACGTCTGTGTTGTACACTGGAAAGAATACAAAAGTGAACATTGTCTATCACAAGTGGACAAGTTCAATTATAGGCTCCGCGTACCCAGCATGACTGGCCATGTCACAGAAGACAGGTTTGTCCGATTGATACCAATAGTATTCGGAAGCACAGACATACACTACAGCCTTAGGAACGGACAAGTAAGACCGCCAGACTGTAAAGGACTTTGCGAGGGGTGTGCAAAGAATTTGCTCCTAATACAACAGACGCCTCTAAGACCGATACGGAGAATGTTGGTGAGCATCGCTGAGACACATGACGAGCCAGTAACTGGCAATTGCGTGGACTTCTTCGGGGGAGTAGCTAGTGCTCAAATCCACAGATTTTTACTATATTGGAAGAAAGTGGGTCATAGATATGGCAGTGATCAACACTTTATGAGGGAATATTGCTACACAGCATCAGCGGGGGTTTGCTTGAAGAGAGGCCTGTGGAATAGTAGACATGAGACAGTAAACCCTAGGGTGTACTACCACCACCCAGGGGCAAATGGATTACACCACACAGATTCGTTTGAGGGTAACACTAATTATATGGACTCAGACAACCCACTGGTCAAATATTTGCAAGATCAAGGTGAACCACCTGAAATGATCGCAACAATTCTATACTTGTGTAACAAATTGTATGGGCACAAGTGTCAATCTCAAGACTTGTTCACGGATTTCATGAGCCACAGGGGGCTTAATGACATTGAAAACGACATAGATCCTTACTGGAAACACGGCATACCAGTTAACTTGCGCAGTGACACGTCGAAAAGTCGTCAGACAACCGACAAAGAAAGGACTGGTGCTCTAGACGGTTTCCACAACACCATGTGTCAAGTCGAAAATTTGCAAACCAAGGTCAGTAAACAAAGCTGGGAAAAAATCATGGAAGAGTTTGAACTCGGTGATTTAGTTCACGTGTCCAAGCTAACAATCGCTGAGAAAGAAAGAATAGCGAACACGAGAGTCAACTACAATGCATACCGCAGAAAGGATATGGTTGTGATACCATTATTAAATTCAATAATATCACGTGATTTAATGTCAGGCAACGACAATTATTGGGCCAACGACCATTCAACGTTTAAATTCAGAGACAAAAATGAATCTAGGCACTTCATGTTGAATTTCCAACTACCCAAAGAAGAGAGCAAGGGACTCCAGAGCTGGGCGGTCGCCATACCAGCCGGTGAAGGGAAGACTACATTCCTTAAAAAATATCCACAGTATGCCGACATCATAATTGACCAAGACGACATAGAAGACAGAGCTACGGTAGACAAATTAATTGAGGCGGATGATTGGGAACAACTCAACGTTTACCATCAATCCCACAAAGTGGGACCAAACAAAATAGTTCTAACTTGGGGGAAAAGCACGAAACCTTGCGACACAGATTTCAAAGCCACACTAATGTTGAGGAAAAAACCACTTGACCTGACCAAACGACGCAGTGAATACAACACATCGAACAGGCTAGCACTAGAGTTGTCAGGCCAGCACCTGACCAAGGTTGAAACGAGAGATGACATTCACAAGGCTTTATTAAATTTGATCAAGACGTTCCCAACAACTGGCAGAGATTATGTTGGCAAGTACGTGAAAGGGAAAAGAGACTTTTCTGCACTAGAAATGTTGACCATCGTTGACGTTCCCTTACATGGTCTCGCCAGCAACCACACGATCATGGACCATCCCATGTATGCACCCAGAATTTTGAACTTGCCCACAAACACTAAGTTGAGAGAAGAAAAAACTAGTCCAGAAGAAGAAGACTTTGAAAATATTGTTATGTATGAGGATAACGACCTCAGTTGGACGGCTAATAGGATTATGCTACCAACTACTGGTCGGAACCGTACAAGAGAGAATCCGGACAAAGTCATAAATTCAATGAAAATGGCATTTACAAAGAGACCAATGTACAGCAGGCCAGTATTGACTAAGATGCTGTACGCTGAGCTCAATGCCGTCAACACAAGACTGCAAAATGTGGTCTCATACAGAAAAGTCAACATCAACCCGAGAACAGAGGGGACGGGTATGATGGACGCTGTGGGGGTCAGGAATTGGAGGGAAGAAAGTAACAAGTTTTCGCCCATAACCTACGACTCAGCTATAATTAGAGAATGGTTGCAACTGCGCACAGGCGTGGCAGCCATAGATAAAGAATTGGATTTAATAGAAGATGAGGGTTTGGCACAACACCCCTTAAACAAACTAAACGTTCACGTAAAACTAGAAAGTCTACTCAAAAGTCAACCTGTCAAAGATATGGCAAAACTTGACCACAGAATTATCGTATGGCAAGCAAAAGGAATTTGTGCCATATTTGCAGGCATATTCCTAGAAGCGAAACACAGACTTAAACAGTTGCTGAGACCAGAGGTACTATATGCTGACGGATACACACCAGCGGAACTGAGCCAGCGAGTCAGACTAATTAAGGAGCAAACCATCTACTTCGTTGAAGACGACCTCACGAAACAAGATAAACAAACCGACGAGCAAACATTGGCGGTGGAAATGTGGTTGTACGCTAACGTGTTAAAGGTAAAACAAGAAGTGGTACAGTTATGGGCTTGGGCGCACATAAATTGGACGTACAAGGGCATGTTTGTAAAAGGCACACTAAATGCAATGCGACAAACAGGACAGGCGACAACAGCACTTGGAAACTTAATTGTAAACTTACTCGCCCACTGGAGGGTTGTAAAGCGGTTGGGAAGGCACATGTTGTTGATGTTGGCATTAGGGGACGATAACCTAATAATAACAACCAAGAGAGTGGATCCCAGGCAGATACGTAAAGAAATAAGGGACTACTACAACATGGAATCAAAAACCGAAATCAACTCACAATTTGGCGTCTTCCTACAACTACTGTGCTACAAAGGTCCTCTCGGCATGTTAGAATTTGGTCCTGACACAATGAGGATAAGCAGACGATATGAATTCACAAATGGCGTTAGTGAGGCAACAGACAACAACGTGTCCAGTAGACGCATGGCTTACCTGTTTATGCTTGGAAAAAGTGCTGAAACAGAAGTTATAGCGAGAACAATCAACAAAGACATTGAATTGCCGGACTATTATGATATTTGGTCTGCCATGGCGGCTAGCGCAACTCGACATGAAGCAACCATGGAAGATGCCATAGAACAAAGGTCGAAATTAGTCAAAGCCCTACGCGAAAATCAAGTCTGGACCTACAACTGGTTGCACTACTCAAGTAGCAAGATATGAGAGAAAACGCAGGGTAGACATGAAGGGAATATTGTGGTGGCC